AAGTATTTAACACCTTCTAATGGTGTATCTACGTTGTAGTCTAGGCTTACTAATACTGTATCTTTAAGTTTTAATAGTGGTGCTATATCGTCTTGGGTTAGGTTACGACCTTTAGCATTAGTTCTAAATGTTCCACCTTTAGTGGTAATACCTATAACTGTTTTACCCCATGAGTCAAACAATGCTCGCCACATAATTCTTTTATCTTTATCTGCCACTAGATAAGGTGAGCCTGGGAAGTCTTTATTAGTATGTCTAAAGAATTGTGGTAATCCACCGATAGCCACTCTTGCATCAAAAGTAACTCCGTCTAACCATTCAACACTTTGTTCTTTACGAGTGCCATGCACTTCTGCTGTTGGAAAGCTACGTCTAAATAATGTTTCTAGTCTTTCATCACAATCTATATAGACTTTCTTGCTTATCTTAATAGCGTCTGGGATACATGATGCGTAGAATATCTCATCACCTAAACCTTGTTCACCATAAATAATTAAGTCTTTACCACTAGAACCATCCCATCTAGGTTCATCACCATAGGTGAGTTCTTTTCTAAACTTACCACCTAATGACTTGTTCCATTCATTCCATCCCTTATCCCATTCACCTTTAGCTAGGTAACTATGAGCTAGGTTTAACTGTGCGTGTAGTTCGTTAGGGTCGCATTCTAAAGCCATCTTTGCTGACTTCTCTGCATCTTCCCATCTTGATAACTGCACCAATGAAGCTGCACCATTAGCATAAGCTAGTGCATAAGTAGGGTCTAATTCTGCTGACTTTAAGAAGTATTTAATAGCATCATCAAACATATCTAACTCATGGCAAGCACGACCTAGTGAAGTCCATAATGCTTTGTTGCCTGGTTGCTCTTGTAATGCTCTACGAAATAACTGATAAGCAAATGCTGGCTTATCACCCATGAGCCAAATGTAACCTAGAAAGTTTAAGGTTGCTGCATCATTAGGATATATTTCTAATACTGTATTAATAAGTGGGTATGCGTTCTCATAGTCTTCTTTTTGTATGAGATCATGTATCGCTAACTGTATCTTCTTTAATTCTTTTAAGTCCATCTTGTCCTAAAGTGCCACCATGTTTTGCGTAGCTTGCTTATTTTATCGTAAACTCTTTTATTTTTATCTGATGACCGCATTCTAATATCACGTTTCATAAAGCCAAATAATCTTTTAACTTTATAGACTATCATCCATGCTTTGCTATGGTAGCTTTTAGATATGGATAGTTAGTATTTATTTCTTTTAACAGTTCTTTTGTTTGGTTAGGGTTATATATATCTATACCCTTTTTCTTTAATTCCATTTCCACTATAGTGGGAATAGTAGCGTAATGCGCCCATTCTTTTTTAACACCTTTAGCCCATGCTTCAGGATCATTTCTTTTTTGTTGTATGTCATCTAGTATAGCAGTCACATCTTGACTACTTGTGAGATGTATCATATCTGTAATAGGGTCATAATCAAAGTGTTGTGTAATACCTGTTACTTTGTCATGGTCAAATAATATTGGCATAATTTTTTCTTAAAATAACAATAGGGAGGTTTTTAAGCCTCCCCACTATTATATCATAACACTACTATGCAGCGTCAGTATTTTGCACTTTTGCGTGTGCATCTGGGTTATTAACAACTAAAGCGTACTCTGTTGTTAAGAGCCAGTTTTGTGAGTCACCTGTTTTAGCAAGTTCTTCTTTAGCCATAGGGCGTAAAGTAGCGACACTAACATAATTAGGGTCAACTGCTAATACACATTTATCACGCATGAAACGGTCAAGTTTCACAGTATGGTTACCAAAGTCAGAAACGTAAATATCAGCAGCACCAGTAATTACAGCTTGTGATGTGCCTTGTACGTTATTGTATTTAGTAGCAATACCTGCGAAAGCACCGAAACGTGCTTTGTTAAGTGCTGACATAAGGATAAGTGTTGGTTCACCACCATCTGTCCATGCTAATTGTAATGCTGACTTTAAGTCTGCTTCTACAAATGTTGAAGCTGTACCGTCTGTTGGAGCTGCAACTGTACCAGAAGCAAAACCAGGTGTTGTACCTGCTGCTGAACCTGTTGCTAATACTCTGTTGACAATCCATGACTCAATACCTGCTGAAGTTCTAGCAGTAGCAATACCACCTGCTGATGATGCTTGGTTACGAACTAACGCATATTCCATGTCACGTTTAAGTTCTTTACCAGCTTTCATAAGTTGATAAGCTACTTCTGACTTACGACCATATTTTTTAACTACGTCATAAGTGCCAGAAATTTTAACAGTTTTTGCTGAAATTTGTGTATAGTTTCCTAACACAGTTGTTGCTGCTAATGTTGCGTATGTACTATCAAGACCTTCAAGTTGTGCGTTAGTAGCTGCTGCTGCTAATGCGTCTGTTTGCCATTGATGGTAAGTTTGTCCTGCTGTCGTTCTTTTTGCTGCTGAAAGTAGCGGAGTATCTTCTGGTGAGATGTCAAAAATAACATCTTCAAAAGACTCTGCAATTCCCTTTCCATTATAACTATTCGTTGCGGCTATTGCCATTATATTTCTCCTAGATCATCTGTTCTATAAGTTGTTGAGCAAATTCTTGTTTGCCAGTTGATCGTAACGAATCACGCATCTTCTTCGCATTAGAACTTGCCTGCGTTTGTGTATCTTTTGAACCAGGTTTCACTACCGGTTTTGCGCTAGATACTTTTTTCTTTACACTAGAGTTTTGTTGTAGTTTGCGCCATTGCATAGCGTCATGCAGTACCTTCACGTGACGAGGGTCAACAATTGAATTGAGTTCTGCATCTGAAAAGCCATAATCCTTACCGGTAGATAATAGGTCTTGGGTAGTCTGTTGACTCCATCCTGGTATCTCTTTAGCTAAAGACTCTTTTCCTTTTGCGATCTTCTCTTGCATCAATTGCGTCTGCTTACTAACGACTTCCTGCTTTTTGGCTTCAAACTGTGAAACTAATGTGCTACGTTCTTGCTGTAGCTGGTTATATGTAAAGAAAAGTTTTTGCGCTTCTACAAAGTCACTATCAGATAACTGATTCCAATTCACGTTAGCATATTGGTTCAGTTGTTGGTCTAGTGCTGTAATTTGTGCTATTTCACCAATTAACATATTTTGTAGCTCAACTTGTTGCCTAAAGTTTTCCTCTTGAACTTTTATGTTCTGTGAGTATGCTTCAAGTTCCTTACGTTGCTCTGCTACTTCCTGTGTCTTCTTGGTGTAATCAAGTCCTTGTTGTGCTAGTGCTACTACTTCATCAAGTGGTTTTTCAATTTCCTCACCATTTACCTTTAGCTTTAGTAAGGCAGGCGTTTCCTCTTTCGAGTCACCTTCTTCTTCTGCTTGGTCATCTGGTGCATCTTCTGTTGCTTCTTCATCTGTAGTTTCTGCTTCCGCTTCTACTTCAGTTTCATCAGCTTCCACCGGTGGTTGTTTTTCCTCAACTATTACGTCTTGGTCTTCAACAGTATCCAACATAGCCTCTAAACGACTTTGTGGTGACTGCTCATTAGCTTGGTCACTCATAATATTTCCTTAAAAATAGACAATAAAAAAACTCACTAAAGTGAGCTTTAAGTAGGCTTGTCCTTACCTAAATATCTTTAACTTACTACTTGTTTGGATAGATGCCATCTTACCTGTCTGCATGACATCAGTAAGTTGTTTCTCTATTTGGTTTAATAATTGTAATGCGATCACTAGCCTGTTATGTGTTTGTTCATCACCTAATCCGCTAGTTCCCATAGCTTTGATAATGTTATCTTTAACAGCTTGCATAGCGTTAATGAATGCTGGGTTCTCTAATACGACACCTGCTTGTTCACCTAACTTAATTTCTTCTAAACTTTTATCTTTCATAGTAATCCTACTTGAGCTTTAAGTTGTGCAATGGCTAGGTCTGTTTCAGCTTTGAGTTGAGCTTTAAACTTCTCTAACTCTGCCTGTGCAATAATCTTCTCACGCTCAATAATAATATCATTCTTACTACGTTCTTGCTCTTGCATCATTTGAGCTTGAGCTTTTTGTTGTTCTATCTGTAGCTGACCTTGCACCATGATCTCTGCTTCAGTAGGCTTTTGTTGCTGACCTTCTTGTTCAGGGGTATTAGCAGGGTTAGTCCAAAATTCCTCTGGGTTCTTAAAGCCTGCATTCTGTGTCAGTTTAGCGAGTGCGTTGTATATCTTTTCAGGGCTAGTGATACCTATTTGGATAGCTTCTTTTTGCATCTGTAAGATAGTGGTTAAGTGCATAAGTTGTTGGTCTTTGTTACCTGCACCCAAGCCTACAGAGATAGACATATCTTTACGAGCTTTCCACTCTCTAGGGTCTACTTCTACCCATCTATTGCGTAAACGGATAATGTCAGGTTTAGTAAGGGTTGTTCTCACTAACCTATGGACTAATTGGAATAAGTCTTTGACACCTGTTTCTGCGAATGTTCTTGCAACCAACTCTATACGTTGTTGTGCTGCACTCATAATTTGAGCAACACCTGAAGCTGTCTTGTTTAGTGAGTTAGAGTCTAGTCCTTGGTTATATGCTGTAATACCTGTTCTCTTTTCTTTCATAGAGTCCATATACTCTACCATTGAGAAGGTAGATGCAGGTAATGGTGGATGCTGTAATGGCATGATAGCTGAACCAGGCTCACCACTAACACGCACAATACCACCAGGGCGTGATGTAAGCATATCATCTAGGTTTACTCTGTCTGATATGGCATAGCGACCATTGTTAGCTAGATACATATTATCTAGTTGTCCACGCAATAGCGTAGACTTAATCATTTGTATATCTTGTGTTAAGTCTGAATAGCTACGACCTATGTGTCTATGTGGCATTATCATAGGAGTAATACAAGCGAATGGTACATACTCGCATTTTTCTTTATAGATAATTTCGTTACCTAATACAACGTAACGCCATCTTTCACCATTGATCTTAATGTAAGTATCTTTGACTAACGCATCATCTTCATCTACAGCTCTGTCAAATTCCTCACTATAAATATCTCTTGCATTAGACTCTTGCTCAAATACGCTTCTAATGTCAGACATGATACCTTCCACTTTAGACTCTGAAAGGTTAAATGCTTCTGCTACCTCTGCAACTGCCATGAGTTCTCTATGTTGCACAAAGCGAGAGTCATTAAGTGAAGGACCTGTAGTGTCTACAGATACCATAATGTTTTCAGGTGCTACGTTCTTTATCTTGATACTGTCTTTGCTCTCTGTTACCTTGAGCTTAACGTCATGTAACATAGGTTGCATGATAGACATAGGGTCTTGGTTATTCATCATAGCTTGTTGTTGAAGCATAGCTATATCTACACTAGGGTCAGGATAAGCGGTATGTTCTAATACTTCTGTCTTATCATCTGAAGCAAGCATCTGGAGTTGTGCGTCTGTTAAACCGCTATACTCTACTTCTTCCATCTCGTCTTCAGTTTCAGTATAAACCTTGACGTATCCGTTCTTACTTAATAGGGCATCTTTAAACCATACATAGAATATATTAAAGCCTGCATTCTTTTCCATGACTACATGGTTTACATAATCAGTTTCTTGATCTGCTGCATCTTGGTCTTCTGGACCTTTAGGGTCAAAGGTAACAACTTTATCACCAGCTACAAAGACTTTAAGTAATTGTGGAAGTGCAGACTCGATAGTATCTTGCACGTCATAAGATACCACCTGGCTACGACCTTCTACTTCGTTGCCAAAAGGTAAGCCTAGATAAAAGTTAATAGCCTCTGATCGTTCAAATGACAACTGTGAGTCATTGACACCATAAGACTTACTTTCTTCAGCTTCTATTCTAGCTACTATTTCGCTGTCTGATAATTTCATTAAACAATTCCCATATTATTATATTGTATCTTATTGGATGTCCATGATTCATTCTTCATGTTCTCAATAGATGTGCATAAATACCTAAAGGCATCAGCTCCATGAGAATACTCGTCATGTAGTGGTGCGCCAGGCTCATTGGTTGCAGAGTTTATAGCTCTACGATAATTCTTTAAACATTCCACTAAACGAGATGATGACTTATCAAAGTATATTCTGTGGAAGTTCATGCGAGATAACTTAATACCTGACTCTATATCATTCTTTGGCACTATGTTTACATCCCATCCACGCTTACGCATGATGTCTTCTGCTGATATACCATGCTTAAAGTCTTTAGACTGTCCGTCATGTGGTAGAAACATTGTTCCCCAATTATAAGATAAGTCTTTTAACTGTGCTGAATAACTATCTAGTGTCCGGTGATCGTCTTCTATGTAACCTATAATTCTTATATCTGATACACCACGTTGGCATAGGATAACTGACATACTGTCGTTCCATCCCAAGTCCATGACGATATGAACCTTTAACATAGGGTCATAAGGAACTGCTGTAACACGACCAGCTTCTTGTGCTTCTCTTATCTCATTAGCATAGATAGCACCATCAACTGCTGCCTTACAATCACCTTCCCAGATGTTGTCATAGTCAGGGTTAGTCTTCTCACTATGTTGACGTTCTATTTCCAAGACTTCAGGAAACCATGGGTTATCATGGTAATTAACTTTAACGACTTTAGCGTTATCCGGTGGACTGATAACAAACCTTTGGTATGTATCGTCTGTATCTATATTAGGGTTAAATGATACCCATATTTCAGAGTCAGGCTTTCTTATAGTGGGTATAAGAATATCCCATGACTTCTTACTAACTGTTTGTGATTCCTCTACCCATACTATATCGCAGCCTTCAAAAGACTTAATAGACTCGACAGTATTTGTAGCAAGACCAGTAAAGCTAAAACTTGAACCATTAAGACCACGAATTTCTGCTTCCAAGACCTCGTAGAATGCACCAAGCCCAAGTGCTTGTATTTGGTCGTTAAGTAATGTATGAACAGACTGTTTGATAGACTTTTGAATTTCTCTAGCACAAAGTATCCTTAATGGCTTATTGCTTGCCTGTAATAGTAATGCTCTTGCCATACCCCAAGACTTTCCACTACCACGACCACCATAAGCTACCTTGTATCTATGTGGTTGGAATAGGAAGTCTAGCTTGTCAGGAAACTGGGCTATCGTCTTTTGGTTTAACAAAGTCTAATCCAATGCTGATAGGTAAGTCTTTACCATCTACGCCTGATAGTTCTGTAGTAGCTATAGCTTTGCCATCTATTCTATCGCCTATTTCCTTGATAGCACCTAGATCACCTTCTTGTGCTTTCTCATATAGCTTCTCTGCAATAGCGTGTATTCTTTTGTAGTCTTCTTGGACTGCTAACTTCCTAATTGTATTTGCCCATATTCTATTGTTTTTATTAGAATTAGTATTGCCTACCGGTGCGCCTACTTTAGGTTCTTTATCTTCATTGTTATCCATTGTATTGCAACTCCGTTAGGTTGGTTGCCCTCTATTATTATTTCAGTAAACCTTGCACTATTAATTCATTATAAGGTACATCTAATCCATATTGTCCTTGTGCGTAAGGATAATATTGTAGTCTTTGTTCTGGTGTTAAATTCATTCTACTTTGTACTAATCTTGATTCTGCTTCACCAAGTGTTCTTTGATATTGTTTAAATGCTTCTTCTGGATTCAAACTAGTTTGTATAGCATCATATTTAAGTGGAGAACCACCTCTGCCCATATTTTCTGCTTCTTGAATATAATGTCCAGTTTCATGTAATAAAGAAGACTTTGTAATATCTGGGTTTATTCTTCTATCATCATACAATGTAATTCTATTTGGAATATTGTTTTGTTTTGGAGTAAAAGATGCACCAGAATCAGCTCCACTTACTAATTTTAGCCAAGGTGTTCCACTCATTTGACTAATTTCTATATTTTTTGCCTCTGGATATGCTTCAAATAATTTGGGATGTTCTAACATATCCCCTAAATTTTCTATATTAGGATAATAATTTCCTTGTGGTTCATATTGTGCTTTAATTGTAGCTTTATCATCACTTATCTCTTGCCTCCATTTACCATCAGGAGCTTTTACATTACCTGTTTGTAACCATATCGTTTCAGGTGCTACATTATCTTTTTCTAATGCTTTAGCTACATCATTAGTTTTAGAGTTCCATAATTTAGAACCTTTACCTATGAACGTGCCTAATAACCCTGTTGTTGGGTTCATGTTAGCAGCCATGTTTAACTGTTCTTCTTTAGTTAAACCACTAGGGTTAGGTATAGAGTTTAAGAAAGACTGAACATTGCCCTTCATAAAACGATATAGTGGTGGCTCTGTTACTTGACCATTCTTGGTGTATTCAAGTAAGCCTGCCATTTATAACTCGCTTTCAATAAATTTATTATGCTTGCTTAAATTTTCCTTTGCTGGAATCACCCTCAAATTATTAGGAACATGTAAGCCACTAACATTTTTTGCTTTAATAGGTATAATATGGTCAACGTGCCATTCAAAACCAAGCATTTTAGTTCTTAATTGAGCTAAATGATATACTTCTTCCATAAACCATTTATCATCTAAAGTAAGCCAAAACGGAGTTCTTTGCATTTTTTGATATTTTCTAAGTCTATTTAAAGCATTAACTTTATACTTATTTTCTTTTCTGTAGGTATTTTGGTATTCCCTATTATTTTTTAATATAGTATCTTTATGTTTTTCTTTATATGCTTTCCACCTATTAGCAATATAATTTTTATTAGCTAATATATATGGAGTTACATCTTCTGTTGTACATTTCTTACATCTGCTTTTATAGTATTTTCCTCGTTTCCAAAAATTACTAATATCTAACATTTGTTTACATTTTGTACAATTTTTTTTCATTATAAATTACTATCCTTATCCTTACCTGTTAAAGGATATATCATTCTATAATAAGTACTCCACCACTCTTTTGCGTAATCAGTATTCTGATAATCCTTAAAGCAAGGTGTGCCGAGGGTGTGATGGACTAACTTAACATCTTTGTTATATTCTTGTTCTGTTTCTAACCAATTCCATTCTTTAGGAAGTTCGCCTACTTGGTCTTCATGTTTTAGCCAGGCAAACCTATGTAAGTACTTACCACTAGATGATGTAACGAATTCTAATGTCAGTTGTTTATTTAGCCAATGACCGCAGTTCCATAACATGACGCTACTCCAATTCTTGCATGGGTAGTCTTCGTTCTTTGCACCTAGATATTTAGTGGGATGCTTTGTCTTATAGTGATGCTTAACTACTTTTACAGCTTCATTCAGGTTGTAGTCTTTTACTAACTCTGCTATATCTGATCTACATATCATATCGCCATCACAGAATAGGGCTAGACCTTTAAAGTCTGATAGATATGGAACTAGGAAGCGTGAGTAGATAAACGCATTACTTCCATCTGTGTGTGTTTCTTTGTATTCTGATAATGTATTTAATGCTAGTGGAGTAAAGCTCACCGGTATAGTTGCGTGTTCTATAACTGACTGACAGAAAACATGATATGCAACTGGTTCTACTTTTCCATCAAAGCCTACAAATATTTTTAACATTATTTTTTATTGCGTGAACTAATATTCTTTGCCTTTGTCTTTGCATCTGCTTTAGATGACGCACCCCAAGCCTTTAGGGATAGTAATAGTCTTGTAGGTTCGCCATTAGGTTTACGTTCTGGTCCTGGCATATTACCCATTCTTGCTAGGAAAGATGCACGTCTAGGGTTATCACCTGACTTTACTGGTGCTTTTAGAGTGCCACCTGTTTCAGCTTTGTATGATGCACGACCTTTGGCATTGAGTCCGCCTTTAGGGTTCTTGCCTGCTTTCTTTTGCCAAGCTGCACTCATTTATTTCTTTGTTTTCTTAACAGGCTTTGCTGTCTTTGCTGATTGTTTAAATGCCATAGCTGTAGGTGCGCCTTTTGCTCCTACCTTACGCATCTTCTCACCTGAACCTGCTTTAATTCTTGCTTTCTTTGCTGCAATGTTTGCATATAAACCTGTTTTCATGTTATTTCTTTCCGTAAAGATGTTTAGACATAATAAGAGTTTGTTTTTCTTTAGTAGTCATAGGTTTTGTTGTTGGACCACCTATAAGCCATGCACTACAAGTTCTATCTGCAGCACATTTAAACTCAAATAGCTCACAGTAACCTAGACTAGCACCATCCACTACTTCAGATGCGTATGTTTCATTATCTGATTCTTCACCTTGTATGCCATTAACTATGCAATCCATCATTTCAGGAGTTTGGATAAATGCAGAGCAATTACCACAACGCATAGTCTTTGCAGTTTCTACTGGAGTTTGCCATTCATCTGACTTGGCAATCCAAAATTCTTTGTTTGGTTCGTCTGGGTTAGCTGGACCATAACCTACATTTTTAAACGCCCAGTCCCTATTTTTTAGGTTGAGTTTTACGTCATGTGTTACGACTGGACATTCTTTAGCCATTATTTTTTCTTTTTAGCCATGCCACTAACACTTAATGCAATAGCGGTCGCTTGTTTAGGGCTTGAAACTTTTTTAGATGACTTACCTATGTTTAAAGTTCCTGCACCAAATTCTTTATAAACTTTTTTCATTTTTGCCATCTTGCCTGCTTTGGTTGTTGGTTTCTTCATGTGGCTTCCTTAACTTAATAAATGTATCAAACTGACAATTTTGGCAAACAGGATAACCGGTTGAGTCGTATGCTTCACCGCATTGTTCACAAACATTGACCATAAAAAAAAGCCCTATTCAAATAGGGCGAGTTGGAGATTACTAAATGAGTGGGCGTAATTATCCCATCACCAACGATTATACCATGAAAATGGGTTCTGTCAAACGCTTTAAGCATTGATACGCTTACTTGCTATCGTGAGCAGGTTATCCATTGCCATCTCTAATTTGTATTCATACGCTAGTGGTTTCCTAGCTTTTAAGTATCTACAGTAAAGTGCGTCTTGTTGTTCTTTAGGTAAACTGTGTATGATAGCATCTAGCGTTCTTACGTTAGTCATGTCTTGAGCTGAACACATATCTTCAAACGCATCTGTAGTAGACTCGCCACCTGATACCATGCCTAATGACTTGCTAGGATAAGATAGCTTATGGTTAGATGTGTGCATCCATAAAGACCAGTCATCTAGTATTGCAAGTAACCTATCTGTTGTTATCAATTAATCTCCACAAAAACAAGGTATAGTTTCATCTACAAACAGTTGTGCTTGTTCATCATTAAATTTACCCATTTGTGCATAAGTAGGTTTGTCTTTAGCAAACCTAGCACCAATTTTAGCTTCTTGTTTAGCCCACCATTCAACCCTTGATGGTTTTTGTTGTATAAGACTAGCAAGTATTTTAGTTCCTTTTAAAAAACATAAGTCACAATTAGAAGCACCATTAGACTTTGGTAAATCCAAGTCAAAAATATTATTATTCCAAAAAGTCCAAACATCTTTTTCAGTTATTCCATCTTTAGCTAATGGCATAAACTTATCTTCTTGTGTAGATATTTTAGCAACTCGTCTAGGTTCATCTGACCTAATACCAATTAGTGTTGCATATTCTTTAATTCCAATAGACTTTAAATACCTATGAATAGCTTTTACTTTTAATTCTTGAGTGCAAAAACGCATAGATTGGTTTGGTAAAAATTTAGCTTTATCTATTAATTGTTCAAATGGTTTACCATTGCGACTTGCATTATCATAATTTACTATTTTAAAAAATGGTTTAACTTTTCTATATTCTAACCAAGTAATAGGCACATTCCAATTTACAGAGCAATCATTAACAAACTTTAATGTAGCTTCTTCTTCCTTCCCTGTATTGGCAAATATTACCATTGCATCACTAGGCAACCCCCCCCCATTTGACTGCAATACTCGCCACAACATATAAGCAGATGTGCGACCACCACTAAAGCTAATGACTGTAGGTTCTATAATTTTAAATGGGTCACTCAACTGACATCCTTAATTTTACAATGCCACTTTTTCTTTTCGTCTTGATGCCACCCATGCACATGAATAGTCCAACCTGCATCACGAACTGCACCTACATTTTCATGGTCTGCTATCTTCTTAACTCTTGCTGACATATTGCTTGCTGTTGTTGTTTGGACCACTAAAGTTTCTTTTCCTTTTAAACATAAGAGGTCTCCAAAGCCATACAAATCTTTTCTTATGTTCGCCCCAGGTATCCATCTCTCTACAACATCAACAAGGTATCCTTCTTCTCTTAATTTTTTTAGTGATAATTGTGTAGGGCTAGTCGCCATTGTCTACCTTCTGCAACTCACCTGTAGACTTGTTAAGTTCATATTCTTGTAGGTGTGGTGATACATCATCACTACGTTTTTTCTTGTTGAATATTTTATCCCAGTTATATTCAAATACTTCTTTATCTCTTATAGGTCTTTGTGAACTTCCCTTACCCATTACTTTACCTCCAGATGTCCGATAGTAAATAAATATCCTATAGTTCTTCTGTGTGCATTTTCCCATAACTCTATACGTTCTTCTCTGCTTAACTCTTTACCATTATCTATTCTTGCGTGGCACATACTACATAAGTAACTTATGCGATAGTCGTGGGACTTGATGCCTGTGCCTTTGCCATCTCTTAACTGATTAGAGTGTGCTGCCACTATAGTGTCATCCATAATACCGCAATTCATACAGGGTGCATCTTTAGCAAGTTTAAGTAGTTTAGGGTTTCTATAGTTCATTTATTCTTTGTCCTATCCATTTCATTACAGGAACTGCCATAGAGTTACCTAATGCTTTATAGCGTGAACTATCGCTGGATGTTGGTGTATTTGTATAACTATCAGGAAACCCTTGTAATCTTTCACATTCCATTGGAGTAAGTCTGCGAACTTTTAAATTGCTACAAAAACTTTTTGCACCTTTATAATCAGTTGCAGTTAAAGTTGGAAATGTATGTAAGTTTTCATTAGACCATAAATGTATATTACGCTCATCTAATGTTGCATCAATTTTATTTTTTGTTGACTCTAACACTAATGGCTTAATATTTAAGTCTGAAACACCATGAGTAACTGCTACAGTTCCAACACCTGCACTTGTTAAAGTATTAGATGTATCAGTTTCATTTACATATAAACCACCATTAGGTCTATCTTTTCTTGTACCATTTGCATCACAAAATGTTATATTAAATGCAATAGACGGAACATGAGCAGTTGCAGCTAATGGATGACATGGGTCATTAGGTTTAGGATTGCTATAATTATATGGACTTGTAATTTGTGTGGTATCAAAAGGTATTACATTTTTGTAATTGTAAGGTTCTAATACTAGTGGCTTAATGTCTAAGTCTGCCCCACCCATGCCATAAGATGCAGTAAGTGTTTTAGATATAGGTTGTAAATCTATAGCACCAACACTTTCAGTTATCATGTTAAATCCGTCTGCTCTGCTCCATTCGTGGCAAGTTGTTTGGAGGCAGTTAGCAATGCTTGGTATAAAGGTGTTGGAAGTTTCTTGTTTCTCTTTTCTGCTCGGTGTAATATTCCTTTGCAAGCTCTCGGACTCAAATAATACTTTGGCAGCACTTCTCCAGTCTCCAAGACATCCGACAACGAACACACGCTTGCGTCTTTGTGGCACTCCGAAATGTTGAGCGTCAAAAACTCTGTAGGCGAACCCATACCCGAGTTCAGCCATCCCTTTAAGGAGACAGGCAAAGTCCTCTCCTCCGTTACTAGAGAGAACACCTGGGACATTTTCCCATAAAAGCCATTTTGGCTTAAACTTATCTGCAATTCCAAGATAGGTGAGCATGAGGTTTCCTCTTGGGTCTTCAAGACCTTTTCGTAAGCCTGCGACACTAAAGGATTGACAAGGAGTTCCTCCGACCAAAAGGTTGACTGGTTCATTTATATTCCACTCCTTAAATTTTGTCATGTCACCATAATTAGTAACATTTGGATAATGATGTTGTAATAATTGACTAGGGAATTTTTCTATTTCTGAAAAACCAATAGGCTTCCATCCCATGTCATGCCAAGCTACTGTTGCTGCTTCTATGCCACTACAAACTGATAAGTAATTCATTCATCCCATCCCCATCCATAACCTTGCGCCCATATTTCTATCTCTTGTTGGTAAGTTGCCATCTCGCTAGTGGTAAGTTTAGTTGTAGACTTTATAAGCTCTACAGGGTTGCCTGCTATTTCTGTTTGAAAGCGTAGAAACTTATATCCCATGAGTTCGTGTATCTTGTCTTTCTCAACACCTAAATGATTACCTACGCTTGTATATAATTCCCAAAGGCGTAAATTTTGCTCAAGACTCCTGTTAAGTTTTGTATCTGTAACTGTTACACGCCAATGCTTTGTCCAGTCAAGGTTTTTTAACTTCTCTATTAGGTTGGGTAAGTTTGCTTGTGTTAGTGACCATTTTATCATCATGCCATCCTTTAGACTTAATTATTTTACCATCATTAAAAGTAACTTTGTATTCACAATTACCAAATAACTTAAACCAAGTTGTATCTTCAAATTTCATATTGGCTTCTCATAATATCTCATACCTTTAGGCTCGTACCATAATGGTATTTTACCTTCCCATTCATAATGTCTTTGCTTACATACATACAAAATACAATCAGGCATTTTTCTTATTTCATCTTCACTATGTTTGCCAGCTTCCATAAGGTCTGTCTTATGCTTATTACGATAAACCGATACTACGTTATCCACTAGGTTAGTCAAGTGTGTAGAACCTGATACTTGATGTTTAGTGGGTGCTTTACCTTCATGCTCGTCACCTTTCCTGGCATGAGCTACAACAAATATATGGCAACCTGTATCTCTTGCAGCTACACATATTTTATCCATAAATAGCTTCTGGTCGTTATAAGCATCTTCAGCTATATCGCCTACCTTCATTAAACTATCTACCACTATAAAATTACAACCGAGCCTCTCAACTGAAAAATAAATAGAACTCAATATCGTTTTGCTAGTGGTCGTGTTTTCTTGCTCGTAAATATATAACTTACCATCTGCACTATTACAAAATTTATTTATGTATTCGTCAGACGGATGATTACTACCTAAAGACTGCCTTATGAACCTAGCGAGTGTAGACTTGGGTTGCATCTCATAACTTGCCACCATGCACTTACTTGTTTTAAGTAAATGTAAAACAATGTAGTTAAGTAGTAGTGACTTGCCAGCTCCACTCCATCCGGTGATTAAACTTGTTTCACCACTACGAAGCATCCACTTATCATAAGTGCTAGACCAAGGTAAAGTCTTTCCACTTTCTACTTCATTATTAAAATATGCTACGACCTGCGGTATGTACTCGCTAGGGTTCTTGATATTGAGATGTTCGTCATTGTTACGACTCTCAAAATAATTTTGAACTGATGCTTCATTAATAACTAACTGTTGCACCTTATCCGCTAATGACATAATGAATATGCCTGTCTTAATCTTTCTGCTGCTAACATAAGTCTTTTATGATCCTCTAGTGGTAAGGTTTTGCCTTTACTTAATTCTATAGAAGCTAATGCCACTAATAATGTTTCATGGCTTACAGTCTTTAAAACAGAGTAAGGGTTAAATGCTTTTCTGACAGGTTTAAAGTCACC